GGGAATGTTTAAGAGCAAAGCCAAGGCGGCCAAGGGGGCCAAACAGGTTGCCCATGTGTACGGATGCGAAATCGAAAAATAAAACCAAGAAAGGAACCAAACGAAAATGAAAAAAGAATCAGTAATTGTAGCAATTCCCCACAGGGGCCGGCCGACCGTTTCCCATGTGCTAGACAGCGAGCAAGAAATTGTTGAATTTCTTTTGCAACATTGGGTTGATGACGATTATGACCAAAGCAATCGAGATTTAGAAGATGCCATCAATAGAGCGGGCCGAGATTACAGCAGCCTGGGAGTGTGGACAAAAGATGAGGTTATTGGCCGCATTAAAGCCCACAATACAAGCGGCCATTTAGGAATTGAGCTATTAACAGAATTGAAAAAACTTGCAGACAATGAAGGGTGGCGTACCCATCGTTGCCATTATTCTGACGTTGAAATCGCCCGCAGCAGGGCATTGTGGGATGAATACGTTGACCCTGACGGCGTAACTGATGACGACGAATGGGAGGATTCAACCGTAGAATCGCGCATGGACTTAATGCAGAAAATATTCACGCAAGAGGAAGAAACAGAAGAATGACAACAAACCACAAATGCCCGCATTGCAAAAAGCCAATCAACATCGGCAAAATCCTTGGCAGCAAGAGCAGCGAGGCCAAGACCATGGCGGCAAGGGCCAACGCCAGCAAACCGCCAAGGGAGGGCAGCAGGCCGCGGGGCCGGCCGCCTAAACCGCTTGACGAATCGGCCGACTGACGTTACATTTCTTACGGTTTGGTTCATGTTTGCAGGCCGGAGCGCCTGCACCCTCTCACAACCTGCGGCCCTGATGGTTTCCTCTTTCCCCACTCAGGGCCGCTTTCTTTTGTTCGCTTGAGATTTTCCAACCCTCCCCGACTATTTTCTGGAAATGCGGGCGGAAGGTTTATTTCTTGATTTCACGACAGGCGAAATCACCACCATCCTGACCAAGGCCAAGAGCCTTGTAACGGAAGGCAAAACAATGATGGCCTACGGCATCGGCGGCCGGAACAGCACAAAGCAATTCACGCTTCCCATCGACCAGGTGCTGCGCGAATGCCGTTTCGCGTTAAAGAAAAAAGACCCGGCGACCTACGGCTACCTGTCAACCCGCACCTACGCCAAGTTTCGCAATGCTTAAAGGATTCTTCAAAAAACTCGGCTCCTTGTGGGAACCACAATATCAAAGCAACCGATACCGTCGACCGCTGCGTTACCTGAACAAAGATACCAAGCAGCTAATACCGACCGGCACGCATCAACAGTTGGTTTCCGCCGGCCGCTGGTTGTTTGGCAACTTCGCGCCAGTACGCGGCGCCCTGCTTGAGCAATGCACCTATTCAGTCCAACCGTTCATTCCGCAATATGTCGGCAAGGACTTGGAATGGGGCGTGCGTGCTGAATCCTGGCTGAACGATTGGCACAAGATCATGGACATCCAGGGGCGTTGCGATTTCGAGGAATTCCTTTACCTGTCGCTGTTGTCGATAAAGCGCGACGGCGACGTCGGCGTCATGCTGACAAACACGGCCGGCGGTTATCCTGCCGTGCAACTGATACCTGCTCACCGCATCGCCAGCCGAAACCAGAACGCAAACGAACACAACGGCGTAATCAGCAACAAGCAGGGCCGTGCGGTGTCCTATGTTATTGACGGCGAGCGCAAGGTCAGCGCCCGCGATATGGCCCTTTGTTTCTTTCCCGAATGGTCAGACCAGGGGCGGGGCGTCACTCCCTTGTCGGCCGTCACCGGCGACTTGCAGGACGTCAAGGAACTGCGCGAATACGAACTGAACGCGCAGAAGGCGGCCAGCAGCATTGCCCTGGTTGAACATAACGAGGACGGCTACGCAGACGACTCCGAGGCGTTTATCGACCAGACTGTCGAGGACGGCAGCCTGAACACCACGCTGGAAACGCTTGAAGGCGGCGCCATTCGATATTTTCGTGCCGGCTCCGGCAGCAAGATCGAGGTGATGGACAGGAACAGGCCCGCGGCCACGGCTCAGAATTTTGAAAACACAATCCTTCGCTCTGCCTTCCAGGCGCTTGAATGGCCCTACGATCTTTCCCTGGATCCGACCAAGATCGGCGGGGCGGTGGTTCGCCTGGTTACTGCGAAGGCGCAGCGCACAGTCGAGAAAAACCAGCGACTAGTCCGCAAGATGGCCCGCCGAATTGACGGCTACGCATTGGCCAAGGCGATGAAGCTGGGACTGTTGCCGTTGCCGAAGGGCGGCGATTGGTATTCCTGGCATTACCAGGGGCCGCGCAAAATTTCAGTTGACGGTGGAAGGGATGCGGCAGCCGGCCGCGAGGATTACAAACTCGGACTGACGACCTTGCAAGAGTTGTACGCCGACCGCGGCCTGCATTGGGAAGATGAGGTTGAAAAAAGAATTTCAGAACAGCGTTTTGTTTTAGACCTGGCCGAAAAATACGGCATCGATCCAAACCGCGTTCAACTACTTACCCCGAACGGACTACCCAACAATAATGAAAATAAAACAGGAGTTTGAAAAATGGGCCATCCTGCCGGCCTGCATCGAGCGGGCGCAGGCAACCCTTGGCGCGACCATGGTTGAAGCCGCGGAGGACGAGGCGCCTGGCGATGAAATGGATGACTACACTTTTGCCGAGAGCGGCGGCGTGGCCGTCATTCCCGTGGCCGGCGTTATAGGCCACAAACTCGGCCCGGTGGCCAAGATGCTTGGCGCCGTTGATGCGCTCGACATCATGGCGGCCGTTGAACTGGCAGCCGGCGACGACGAGGTTGACACGATAATTTTGGACATTGACAGCCCAGGCGGGACAGTTGCCGGCGTGCCGGAATTGGCTGAAACAGTCGAGGCCGTGCAGGCGTCAGGCACCAAGAAAATTTACGCCTACACCGACAGCCAGATGGCCAGCGCAGCCTATTGGTTGGCGGCAGGTGCCAACGGCATATTCGCCGCGCCATCGGCAGACGTTGGCAGCGTCGGCGTTTATCTGCCGGTGATGGATACCAGCAAGGCGCTGGCCGAGGAAGGCGTGACGGTTGAGGTTTTCAAGAGCGGAAAATATAAGGCTGCCGGATTCCCTGGCGTTGCCCTGGACGAGGAAGTGCGCAAGCACCTGCAGCTTGAAGTCATGGACACCTACAACGAGTTTGCCGGATTTGTTCGCAAGTTCAGGCCCGAACTGAATTACGACAGCCTGCAGGGCCAGACCTTCACAGGGCGCCGGGCCTCGAAGATCGGCATGATTGATGGCGAGGCTAAAACTCTCGATTCTCTCTTGCAAAAACTCGGCAAGGCGTAAGATGAACTTAAATTGTTTTTGAAACGATGACAATCGCACAGGAAAACGTCGAGTTGAAAGCGCAGCTTGAGGCTGCCACGACCGACACGGAGCAGGCAACGGGCGAAGTCGTCGCGTTGAGGGAACAGGTTGAGAAACTTGACGCGGCGCAGGCTGGCCTGCTGGAGAAATGCGGCCATCTGGAGGCTGAACTGGCCGAGGCCAAGACCGACCAGGCCGACGTCGAGGAACTGGCCGGCGCACAGGCTGCCGAGATAGTCGCCCAACAGGGCGCCGAGCCGGTGGCAGAGGATGCCGAGGAAGTCAACAAGACCAAGACCCTGGACGAGCTTTGGGTTGATTATCACGCGATAGAAAACCTGAAGGAACGAACCGTTTTCTATCGGAACGAAATCCAGCCGCAACTGTAATTTTTAGGAGAACACTATGGCAAACACACTAGGGGGCGTAAATTTAGCCCAAATCGCACAGCAAACGCTCGAAACACTCTCGGCCGAGATGCCAATTGTTTCGGCATTCACGACCGACTTCAGCAGCGACGTTGCGGATGTCGGGCAATCGGTCAGCACTCGCGTTGCGACGGCTGTTAGCGCAGGAGATGCCACAAGTGGATACTCTGCAACGGACGTTACTTCAACGGCCAAGACCATCACGCTGAACAAGCACAAGCATTTCACGGCGGCATTCACCGACCTGGAGATTGCAAAGGGCGGCATGGATATGCTCGAAAGGACTTTCGTTCGTCCGGCCGTTCATGCAGTAGTCAATCAGATGATGGACGACCTGCTGGCGTTGGCTTTGACAGCTACCTACAG